GCTGACGGATGGGGAGTTGTCTGAACTTAGCGCGTCTGGGTTGGCTTTGTGGGCTTTGTGGAGAGCCATCGAAGCCAAACTCAAGGAGAAGAACACATGAGCTACATCATCGCATCACTGCCGCCCATCAAGTGCTTCGTCAAGCGCGAGTTTCTGTACAACTTTGAGAAGGGGCACGGCGAGTTGGAGCCAGCCATCTGGGTTAGCTTGAAAGCCTTGCGCGGTCAAGTGTTCCGCATAGAGTCGCTGCTGCCCGCCTACGGTGCGCTGTACGACAAGCTGCCCATCCATGCGTATGTGTGGCACGCAGACGCTGGTAATCTGCCAGTGGACACGCTTCAGTTGTGGGACTGCATGGGCTACCGCTTCACCATTGTGGAAAAGATCGGCCTACGCAACCTCGGCGTCAAGTTCTTAGGCAAGGATCGGAATTGGCACTTCGGGCGCTACCTGTTCACCGTAGACTTTTGCGCTGATGAACTGGCCTTGGACACAGGCTTTACAGAGCAGGCAGAAGAACACAAGTCGTTCAACTGGATCATGCTGGACAACGGCCAGTTTGCCTGCCAGCCCAACAACAGATGCCTGTGGTACGACCAAAGCCTGATACCTGGCGAGACTAAATTTCCAGATTTCAAAGCAGCTAAAGAATTTTGGACTGTAGACGGCACACGCAAGTGGAGCGCTGGCGATGACTGGTTCTACGACATCAAGGAAAACACATGACCAACGCTTTTGACTGGAAGCAGTACACCGACGAGGAACGCGCCAAGCGCGGCGAGACACTCAACGCCAACAACACGGCACGCAAGCGCAGCCTAGCCTCATCTAGAGCCATTGAGCGCATTCGTGAGGACATACCCACCTACGGCACGCTATCTATCAGCGGCAAGACGGCTGCTATGCTGGCGCAGAGGCCAAACCAACTTAAGATACACAAACGATGACCCACGGGGGCAAAAGGGAAGGCGCGGGGCGGCCATCTAGAGACATGGCGGTCAACCGCGTATATACACTGCACGATGCTGGCGTCAGCGCCAGAGAGATAGCCCGCAAGTTTGGCGTAAGCCACTCAGTAATTAACCGGATAATTAAGAGGCGCGATGTCAAACTTTAAGACTTGGACGCAGGAAAACTTGGCCCAGTTTGCCGAGGAAGCGAACGCAAAGATGACCGCGCAGAACGAACGCATTGAAACCCTTCAGCGCGATGTGAAGGACGCCATCGAGGCGTATCGGGCGCTTATGCGAAAGGCCGAGTCCCAGCGCGGTCAATGATCAGCGCCTGACGGCGCGGCTTGTCGCTGATGCTGATGTGCGTCCATGCGTCAAACTCACGGATGATCTGGTCAAACGGCAGCGTAGAGGCCACCAAAGCCCTCACCACGGCGTCTGGCGTCATGCCTGGCACCCTGATGTCAGCCGCGCAGCCCGTGCGGTGCTGTGAGGTGTCCTTGCTGCCTACGCTGTCGTTGACCTGCTTGGACCGAAAAGCGCTGTTGATCATGATCGGTTTGCCGTCAAGGTAGGTCTTGACCTTTTCCAAGAACTCAGCCAGCAGCACCAAGTTTGCCATCTCCGCATCGTTCGGCGTGTTGTCAAACTGGCGGTGGCTGGTGGTGGTCAACTCTTCCAGCGTGAAGTGATCGGTGAGGTTCATTTCTTGTTCATTTTCATGTCAGCCAGCTTTTCCACGGTCCTGCCGCCAAAATATGCGAGGAAGATGATCTGGCCCCACTGGCCGAGCAGTTGGACGTAAGACTCTTGCGCGTTGTAACCGAAGGCGCTCATCATGGTGAACAGGAAGAAGGCGATGAAGATAGCGATCAGGGCCATTGGCCTGATGTTCTTGGACAGCCAAGAGTCGCTGCCCATGTCGGCTTGCCAGCGGTCGGTGGTGTTCTCCTGCTCGACCTCAAACAACTTGGTGTCGTTCGCCATCTTGGCAAGTTCACCGTCTTGCGCCAGCTTTGCCAGTTCCATCTGAGCCTTGGCCTTGGCTTCAGGGTCTGGGATGAGCTTGTCGATGAGCTTGGAGCCGACTTCAAGGAGTGCTGTGAGAGGAAACATGGTTTACCTTTTTAACATTTGCCGCCGCACTCTTGCACAGCTTTGTAGATGATCCAGCCGACGCCGCCGCAGACCAGCGCCAGAACCACAAACATCAGGACAAGGGTGATGACCTCATCCATCTCTTTCTTGCGCCTTGCAGCCGCCTCGCGCTGGCGTCTTGCTTCATGTGCGGCTTCCTTGTCGATGCTTGCAGCGCGGGCGAGTATCTTGGCCCACACGTCCATCTTGTTGCTCTGGAAGAAAAGCATCTTGATTTCTTCCTCAAACGCTCTGGCGCTCTCAATGGCAAGCTCAAGCTCAATCGCCTTGCCCATTGCACTGCCTTTGAAGCCGCCGGTCTTGGACTGCTGGACAACCTTGATGGCGTCTGACTTGGCGCTGAAAAACTTACCCAGTACAGGGCCAAGCGACTCCACATCCTGCACCGTCTTTGATGCAGCCTTGACGAGCTTAACTGCTGTCTGGATGGCCGCTAGGGCTGTGAAGGGATCGATCACTTGTCAACTTTGTTTTCCAGCTTATCAAAGATTTTGTTGAGCATTTCTTTGATCTCGCGGGCGTCTTCGCGGTAGTCATTACGGGCCACGTAGTTGGCGGGTAACGCCCGCACATCGGCGTCTAGGCGCTCCAACGACTTGGTGATGGTGTTCAGTGTCCACCCGCCAAAGAAAGACGCCAAGATAACAGCGCCATTGAACAAGACTTGGTAATCCATTATGGTCGTCCAGGCATCATGTTGTTAAGCTGAATCCGCGTCGGTTCAGGTTCAGGCGCAAGCGCGTTTATGATCGCAGGCGTGCGAAGCACGGCTGAACCCGCTTTGCCAGCAGCCGTAAATGGCGCAGCCATTTTTTCACCGCGCGCTTGTCTTGCCATTGCTTTTTCAAGCGCGGCGGCGGCGGCGGCGGGGTCAAGCATTTCGGTAGCCAATTCAATTGCTAATTTTTGATCTAGCTTACCTTGCAGACGCCGCATAATGTCATTGGCAATGCTGGTGACTGTGCTAATCAAACTGGGCGCACGAATGTTGCCCATAACCGCGCTACCAGCTAACCCAACATCCGGCCCCGCGCCTTTTGCGGCTTTGGCTTGTTGTTCTGTTAATTTTGCACGTGCCAAATCATCGCGGACCGCTTCAATTACCGCAATCTGTTCTGGCTCAAGAATTTGGCTTAGTTGCTGAAACCGTGTTTGACCAGTGGCCGTTTTAAGCGTAGCAGGCGCATTTTCAAGAGCGCCAGCAAAACCAGCAGCGCGAAGGTTAGCCGTTTCTTCGCCCAGCGCCGGTTTTAGCTTACCCTCTAAATATTGCCCAACTTGCATCTGATTGATTGGTTTGCTTTGCTGCGCGAATGTTTCGCGGGCTACGCGATAGTCAGGTGCTTTTTCTTCGGCCCAGCTAAGAAATTGTTTTCGCGTGTTGTTGATAGCTTTAGCTTCCGCCGCGCCAATACCAAATCGTTCCGGATTATTTATTAAATCGTCAAAAGCCATCTTCATATCGTGCAGGCTACTGCCCGGATATTTAGCCATTTCGGCGGGCGTAGTGACCGTGGTTATTGGTTTGCCTTCAACACCAAGAATAGCTGATGGTGCAACTGTTTCTGGCACCGTTTTTCCGATTTGAAATTGTTGCCCTTTTTCAGCCGCAAGCTGATTAGCGCGCGTCAGCACTTTGTCCATTGACGGGCGATCAAGCAGCGAGGTAAAAGTCTTATCCGCCGTCACCAAAGCTTGATCAGCAATGCCGTACAAGTTTTGCGCTGTTGTTTTACGAATGTTTTCCGCAGCAGTTAATGTAGCCGGCGTACCGCCAACCGATTGAATGTATCCAAGTTGCGCCGCTTTATTGGCTTCGCCGCGCTCAAAATACGGTGTAGTCATGCCCGGCGTTTTTGACGCCGATTCACCCATCGCGGCGAATCGCGTAGCACCAACGGAGGAAGCGGCTTGTGCAGCGGTAGGCAGACTGCCAGGTACAATTTCTGTCGGCCCTTTAAGCGCGTTAACAATGGCTGGGCCTCGGCCCTCAGCCGCCGCCAGATAAGTTGCCGCCTTCGGTGCCATCGCGTTATATGCAGCACCCACACCTTTAGCAGCCAATTGGATAGGCGCTTCAATAACGGGGGCGAGAGGCCGCATTGGATTGATTGCAGCGCCCATACGCGATGCAGCAGCGCCTGTTTCAGTTGCGCCCAGCTTACTTGCGACCGCACCACCGCCGGAAAGCAATGAAGACAGATCGGCAGCAGCGCCTACGGGGTCTTCGGCAAAAGTGCGCTTAATTGCTTCGTAATTGCCGTATCGGTCTTTGTACATGCCACCCACAGCGTTGGCTGTTTGAGTGGCACGCTGCGCCGCAGCGGGGTCCGTATCAAATTTGTCAATAAAATTGACCACGGGTTTAGGCAACGTATTGCGAAGCGCGCCCGCACCAATGTCAAGAAGGCTAGACAAAGTTTGTACAGGGCTTGTGACAGCTTCAACAAGACCGCTAACAAATTTACCCGCGCTTTCGGGCAAATTTTTACCCGCTGCCAAAGGCACTTCGGCTAGCGCGTAACTTTTGCGCCCTTCGGGGACTTCACCGGCTTGTGAAGGGACCGCGCCTTGGTATTGCGACCACGGGCCTGCGGGTGCCGCCGCAGGCTGCTGGTATTGTTCCCAAGGTGCAGCCATTACATTTTCTCCCAATTCTTAGGGTCGGCAGGGCTACCGCCTTTAAAACGATATCCGTCTTGAACCGCGCCAATTGTTGGGCCGGTAGTTTTGCCAGCAGTAAGCGGAGGCACTTTAATCGGCGTTGTAGATAAGCCTGTGCCTTGCAGCACTTCCTTGGGTATTTCATTGACGCGCTTGTTCCAAGACTCTGCGCTGCGTGATGCGGCGCGGTGTTGCAAAGTCGCCAACTGCGTAAGCGTTTGCGCGGTAAGACCAATAGTACCGCCGGCAATGCCTTGCAAGAATTTAAGGTCTTTATCGGTAAAACCTTGGCCGGTCCCTAGACCTGCGCTTTTAATCGCATCGAGAGTGCTTTGGCCCGTGCTTTGGATAAGCTGCTCAGTGTTGGCAATTTTTTCTTGGTTGTTAGTGCCCGCAACATTTAACACTCGCGCAATGTTTAATTTGATGTCGGCGGCTGGGCCGGTAAACACATCGCCCTTGCGTACAATGTCAATAATACGATTTGCGCTTTCAGCCAATTGAGGCGCTCTTTCCGCCGTTGCCAATTTGCCAATGTCCGCTTCGGCTATTTTTCCGCCAAATGCTTCGCCGTATTTTTTCTCGGTGGTCTGCGTAATGTTTGACGCGCCTGCTTTAGCGGTTTGCAATCTTTGCGCTTGAACAGCGGCGGGCAACGGAACGTCGGCGTAGGTGCCAATCGGTGTGGGCGCGCCGCCAAACGCGGGGACGCGCAACACTTGCGTTTGACCGCCTTGATTGACTTGTAAATTTGACGGCTTCAACTCGCCCGCGCTTGCGCCTGATTGCGAAAGAATACGCACACGATCTTCAGGCGTTAAGCTCAATAGCTGTTGTACCGTAGTGTCAACTTGCTCCTTTGTATACAGCCCTTGTAACAGCGCGTCTTGCCCAAAAGCAATAATGTTTTCGTTAGAAGGGTTAGCAGACAACTCCCGCCTAAGATCATCGCCAAATTTGCGTTGCGCTGCTCTAATATCGAGCGTCGCTTTCTTTTGCGTCAAAGCTGCGGTTTCTTGCTTACTCAAATTTTCGCCATACGCAGCGCCTGTCTTACCGTACCGCAAAAAATTTGCCCGATTTGCTGGATCATTTGGCTTTTCCGTTGTAGCCAAATAATCACGAAAGTCTTGTTCTTCAGTACGAGTGCGTTCATACTCCGCCATTTTTAGCGCGTTCAGTTGACTTGCTTCATCAGCTTGCTTAAATTTCATGACGTTTGTCATTGCGTTCATTGGCGAAAACTGCGACAGATCAAATTGCGCCGGCTTTATGCCAGCAATAATGCTTGGGTCGAGTGGCATGGCTTAGAACCCTTTCGATAAGAGGTATCTGTTCATCAACTGATTTTGCTGGTTCATACCGTATATGCCAACGCCTTGGGTTATGGCGGTGTTAAATGCGTTACCGGATTGAATTTGACCTTGCGACATCGCGTTTGCAGCGCCGGTAATTGCACCTATCTGGCCTGCGGTGTTCGCGCCATACGCGCTTTGGCGGGCTTGGTTAGACACGCCGTAGATGTTAGACACACCCGCGCCGTAGCCGCCGTAGGCAGCCGATGCGCCCGCGCCCTGTGACGCGGCTATCTGACCCTGCGCTGCGCCATACGTGCCATACGCGCCGCTTGCGCCAGAGCCATAATTTTGAAGGGCTTGAGACGAGCCGGACGCTAAGTTACCGGCAGCCGCAGCTTGACCGGCAGCCGATGCTTGACCGACTGATTGCAGCGATTGCAACGGTGCTATTTTATTGGCGCGTTCGGTCTGGTATCGGTTAAATGCGTTCGCGTACTCTTGCGACCCCATCTCTTGGCCGTACCGCGCTGCTGCCTTGAGTGCCGCGCCGGACTGCAAGCCACCCCGAGCAGCAGTCGAGCGCTCAATTGCTTTTTGACCTTCAGACAAACGAAACGCATAGCCTGGGTCTTGCTGCATGTCTTCCGCAGAAAAACTTTTTGCGGCAGAACCGTAACCGGGCGCGTTGACATTACCGCTTAGGCCCAAAATGTCCATCAGCCTGTTTTGACCGGCCTCGCCAGCTTGCTTGAACGAGCTAAGGTTTTCGACCTGCTTTTGGTACAACTCGCGTTGCAGGCCCAGTTGCGCGTCAAGGGCTTCTTTTTGTGCGGCCAACTGACGCTCAAGCGCGGCAGCGGCAGCGGCATTGCCAGCAGCGGCAGCAGCCTCTTGTGACGCCAGCGTTTGAGTCAGCGCTTCTTTTTGCGCCGCGATCTGCTTATCGACGTTTTCCTTGTCGGCAGCCAGTTGCAACTGCAAGCCTTCAAGCGAAGTTGTACCGGCTTCTCTGGCGGCGGCGGCTTGCGTTTCAGCAGCGTCTTCCGCAGCACCCGATGAAATCATCGCGCTACCAAGTAAAGCGCCACCTAAGAGTGCTGTTGCGGTTCCTATTGCCATGAAGTGACCTCTTTGATAAACGTGCGCTCCATCGGCTTAAAGCCTGCGCGGATGTACAAATTTTCCATCTTTTTTGCTTTGTTGTCTTCTAAAGCAATCATAAACAGCGCGGATGCGTTGCGCTCTTTTGCCCACTGTTCAATTTGTTTGAACATTTTACCCCCCGCACCGCTGCCGCGTGCTGCTGGCGTTAACCACCACCAAAGTTCTTGCACAACCAAAGCGGCGGGATTAAAGTACAGCGGATACGCAAGCGCGCCACAAATGCCAACAATCGTGCCGTCAATTTCCGCAAGCCAAATGCCTATGTTGTCGTTTTCTAGCGAAGCCAGATAAAAATCAGAGTAGCCTTGCACATCAAACCCAATGCTGCCGTGCATAGGGGATGCAGCGTGAAACGCTTGCGCTAACACTACGTATTGAGGCAAATCCGATTTAAGAGCTTTGCGAACAATCATGATGCCATCACCACCCAGTTTGTGCCGTCTGACACCAACGTGGCCCATGCACCTACAGTGGCGGGCAGAATGGCTGTGCCAGGCGTGGCACTGCCAATCGGCGCAACGTTGCTTGAGGCCGACACAACTGTCTCAGTTTGCAGGTTTTTAAAAGTCACTGCGCGGCCACCCCAAAGTCTAGCGTCTGGTAGTGTTACCACGCAAGTTGAACCCGTCTTGTTGCTAATCACCCATCCTTCGGTACTGGCAACCGTAAAATCGGCGGTTTTGGTTGCAATAGTTGATACAGCCATTCCCGAACCGCCGTGAACGGTAGGTAAAACGCCCATTGCTCGGGTGGATAAATTAAAGTTACCTACGGTTTGCCCGCCTATGTCAACATCTACTAGCGTACCGCCAAGTACCAAATCACCAGATGAAGTGACATTGCCAGTTAAAGTAATTCCGTTAACTGTGCCCGTACCTCCAACGCGGCTAACGGAACCAGTGCCCACCCCAAGGTTGATACGCGCTTGTTCCGCATTATCCGCGCCTGTCCCCCCGTTAACTATTTGAGCAACGCCTTGCGTTGCGCCGCCCGTAATGACATAAATGTTGTTGAAGAACCGAAACCACTCACGCGAGATTAACCCCGTGCGCTCATCCACCAACGGCACGCGAGGCGCGGGGATTTTAGTGATGTTTTGAGGATCAGCCATTTGTCGGGCTTGCGATAAGTTCAGCGCCCATGATCGCAATCTTGATCGGGTCAGTCCCCGACACCTCGTACACGCGGTCGCGCAACTTCAGGGTCATGCCCAAACGACGCCAAATGACGCGGGTGCCGTATGTGCCCGTCTTGCCCATTGACCGCCAGTGGCTGTTGCTCCAAGTGTGGCCGCCGTCATCAGACCAGCGCAGCATGACTTGTGGGTCAATGGCTGTTGCCGTAGGAAGACCCTTCTCGACCAGAATCTTACCGCCCGTGGCGCTAATGGGAACTACGACAAGCACAATTTCGCCGCCGTCTTCTTGAACAAGCTGGTCACCGGATTCCGTTAGCAGCACTTCATTAAACGTGCCGCTGATGTATTCCCAGACAAGAAAATCACCGTTTTCAGCCAGCAAGTCATCGTTTGGATCGGAAATGTCAAGTATGACAATCGGCGTTGTCACGCTGTCGTCAATCGCGCCGGTTTCCGCATCAAGCTGTAGCGAGTGGTGTGCGCTACGCTTTAAATCGTTCATGCCGGTCGGCAGCGCTCGCCACGACCGAAGCCATTTCTGCACTGCGCCAGCGTCAGAAAACACTTCTAAATCAAACGCATAGATGTTGCCAAGCTCATGGTCGCCTACAACGATTTCGTTGTTGAACGACATCTGGCAGTTTGAACGATGGCGGGTAAACGAACCGTTGATGAAAGCGGCGCGTTCGTGCCACATTGAAGTGGCAACATCAAACACCCAAGTGGTGTTGGCCGATGGAAAAATCAGCACATAAAACGAATGGCCGTCTTGCTGGTATGTGTAGGCAACAGCATCGGAAAGGTTTCCGTACTGCTGGATTTGCCACTCTACAGCGTGCGTAGACACGCGCTGCGCGGTGTAACCGTTGGCGCGGTAGACTATGCCCTTGCCACGGGCGTCAGCGCCCAGCCAGAAGATGCCGTTGTCTAGTTTGGCGACTGAGTAGGGGGCGATACAGCCCACCTCGTTAAACGCGCCTTGGACTGGCGTTAACGGGAAATCAGCGCCGCCGGAGTCGTACCAGACTTCAACTGAGTTGGTGCCAAACAGCCACACTTCGCGGTGGTCTACAAGAACCGACACCAAGCCGTCAGGAGAACCTTCAGCGCTGGCAAAATCAAGCGGGTCTATGGACGTGCCATCAAGTAGTTCCGTGATCCATATCCGTTGGCTATTTGGTTCGTTGAACACAAAATAGCCGTTGATATAGCCTACAGTGACCGCGCCTGGAAAATCGGGGTCATCGATCTGTTTGAACTCAAGCGTCAGGCTGTTGTAGATAAAACTAGGGCCGTCACAAGCCACAAACATCTGCGTGCCGTTGTCGGAAATGCTGACAGGGCCAGACGATCCGGCCACCGTACCGATTACCGTGGTGTTCCAAAGCGTGTCTATCTTGTACAGCGTTTCGCCGGACACCGCGTAGCCGTACCCGCCAAACTGCCACAGACCGCGTATGGGGCCGTCGCCCATGTTTGCCAATAGGCGCAGACCAGGTGCGCGGTTTAAGAACCCCGGCTCTTTACCGCCCTCGGGGATAGCCTCTGGAAAAAGGTTGACCATCCGCGCGTCGGCGGCATTTACCGACCGCGCAACATAAGTGCCGCCCAGAATCGGTGTTTTCATTAATAGTTACCAGCGTAGACGTTGAAGCGCTGGCGTGTGGCGACAATGGCGTAAGGCATTGACATCACATCATCTGGGTTGTTGATGCGCTTAAGGTTGCGCTTGCTGGTCATGGCAATGCGCTGCACTTGAGGGCTTGGCTCGACGCCAAACTCTGGCGCGATTTCCATTGCCAAGTTGTAGGTAAACGCTCGCAGATAGCCCGGTGGGAACAACATCTGCGTTGCCAACGTGGCGGGCTGGTTTAGTTTTTCAACCGAAATAAAGTGCCATTCCAAGTCCCGAGTAGGACGCGGATACACCGTCATCGTAAAGTCAGGGTAGGTGTTATTGACAAAAATTACCTGCGGGTACGTCGAGGTCACAGTCTTGACCGCAATGCCGTTGTACTGCTGCTGGTTAATGAACTTGATGCCGAACGACACGTTCGTGCCTGGGTCACGGTAGTACGTAGCCTCATCCAGCAGCACGGGGCGCAGGCCGACAAAGTTGCCGGTGGGGCCAAGCGTGCGTGTGATCTCGCCGGCAGGCCAAGTGAAAATCTGATCTTGCGTGGCAAACACCGACAGCCGTTCGGTGTTCCATGAATCGATCATCTGATCAAGCGCAGTCAACGCATCGTTTGACATGTCTGCTGAGGGTGTCTCACCTTCAGCCAGTACACCTAGCAAGCGCAATGCTCGGTTAATTTGTTCGCCAGCGGTGTACGTAGCCATGCTTAGATTCCTTCGGTTGCACCCTCAACAACTTCGGTTCGACGGGTGTATTTGCGTTTGACTTCCAGCACGTTTACGGGAGCCGCTTCAAGTTCTAAAGGCGTGTCTGGATTGTAGCGTGTCCAGCCGTTTTTTTCGTCGTATTCAGCTTCAAGTTCCATTGTGGCAACTTTGCAGCCATGATCAGGGTGACTGAGATAGATCGCTGGCATTGATGTTTTCCTGTTGTTTTAACTGTTCAAGCCAATATCCGCAATCTTGTAACGCACCAAGCGTTGCGTCCAAATCGGATCGCAAACGCTCGGCTTGTTTTTGCAGACTTTGCACTCGCTCTAGTATTACTTCGCGAGTGATCATCTTTAAGCAGCGATTACAGGCGTAGAGTACAACGGCAGATAGCGAATGCCATCAGGCGTGACCACTTTAATTACCTGAACCGGACGGGCTGTTGAACCGGATGTTGTGTCTTGAAGGAACTTACCCGAACCCTTAGTCACGCCAGCCAGATTGAACAAAGTACCGCTTGTGTCAAATGTTGCTTTATCAGCGCCATAAGTGCTTAAGTACATAAACGATGTGTTTGTGCCGGTCACAGCGCCGCTAGGCATACCGATTTCAGCTTCAAACGCAGCGTAAGTACCTTGTGTACAGCCAGCAGACAAAACAATTTCGCCAACAGTACCCGAAGCCAAACCAGTAACGCGGCCACTTGCGCCGAATTCCAGATAGCCGTATAGACCGTTAGCGTATGCGCCCAGCGCAACATTTGCTTCCAAGTCTGACTTGCTTGCCCAACCCACACCGCCCACACCCGTGAGGGTAAGAGTGGTGGTAGATGCAGCAGCATTGCTACTTCCGGTGGTGGCGTTTGTTACGGCGATGTTAGACACCGCAGTAGACGTTACCGTACCAGTAATAGTTGAGTTGTTGATAACCGCGCCGTCCAAGTACGGGTCTTCGTATGCAACGCCAACAGGTTTTGTGTTTGCCATGATGTTCCTTTAAAAACAGGGGCCGAAGCCCCCGTTAGGTTTAAGCAATGCGGTACGCAGTCCAAGTACCTTCGCCGGTTTTACGGGCGCGGAATTGGGCCGAAGTATTAACAGCGACCGCAGCAACACCAACAAGTGTCCAGCCAGTGCCAGCAGCCAAAGTGACTGAATCAGAACCGGCAGCATCGATATTGATGATGATGAAGTCAAAAGAAGCGTTGACTTTTGATGCAGCCGTGATGTCGGCTTCTACCAATGCCACGGTGGGCAAAGTCAGATTACCGGCAGCGCCGTTGAACACAAACAAGCCATTAGACAGTTCAGCAGCCGTCATTGTCGCGGCGGCAGCCACGGCAGTAGGAGCGCCTTGAACCGACAGAACAGCTTCACCGATATTGCCGTCACCGAGTTGGTAACCGCCTGCGCCATTTGGAAGAGCCATGATAATTTCCTTAAAAAAAAGTTAAGAAACAGGGCCGAAGCCCCATTCGGTTTAGCCCCAGATGCGGCAAGCCATTTGTGGACGGATGGTGCTGTAACCATACAGCACATCGATACGGCAAGGCATACGGTCGTTGTTGATGTCGTACTGACGAACGATACGCAGGCTGATGCCGTTGTGGACTGCGCGGGCAGCCATGTCAACACCTTGTGGCAACAGCAAGTCGGCTGTAGCGAAGGTGATGGCGTCCTTGTGGTAGACCAAGTTCTGTGCGTACTGTGTAGATGCAGCGCCCACGAAGGTTGCGACGCCGCCAGTTGCGGGCAGCACATCTACAGTAGCCAAAGCATGGTTAGCAGAGTACATAGGCGCAACGGTCACAGTCCAAGTACCAGACGAAGCAGTGACAGTAGTCAAAGCCACGAATTGGAACAGCGAACCAGTGGACTCACGGGTCTGTGGGTTAACAGCATTGCAACCGCTGATGGTGAACACGTCACCAGCATTGATTGTTGTTGACACAGAACCTTGTTCCAACAGAATGGTCGATGAACCTTCGGAAGTAACGCCGGGGGTCTTGACCAGTGTGGAAGCGCTGGCGCTACGTGAGCCAGTAAGGTGCTGCTTGATCGACTGAGACATGTTGATTTCTTCAAAGCCCAACACGCCAGTGCCCATCATGCCGTTCTTGAATTGCTTGCTGATAGTGTCTGTTGGGTTGAACAGACCTTTCATGCCTTCAACCAAGCCAGCGTTGGCCGCT